TGTTTTACTCATTTTAACACCAGTTTCTTCCTCTCTTGTTTCTTCGTCTTTTACATTGTCTAAATCAACAAATTGTAGAGGTTGTAAGGTCTTAAAATATAGGTTTAAAGCAATATTATTGTATGCTAGTATTTGATCAAAGGCATCAATTAAAAGCTCCTGAAAAGGTATTATAACAGTGTTATGCATTAGTATCGAAGCTGTTTCTAATTCTTCAGCATTATTACCTAATCCAGTACTATCTTTTATACCTAATAACATAGGAGATATAATTCTATGAGATACCATCACCTTCTTTTGTGATTCGTCTGACAAGAATTGATATTGATTATGCGCATCTGATAATTGAACTGGTGTAATATCTGCCTGTGCTTCTTTGTTGTCGTTAAAAGCAAGAATAAATTTACCAGCATTTGAACTTCCAGAAAACTTTCTTTGTATCTTACTTTCTATAAGTGATTGTGCTTCTTCATTTGGAACTCCATTGTTAAAATTGATTAACATTGATGGAGCAAGTCCGTTCATTATGTTGTTTAAATGATAGTTAGAAATTTCTTCTTCTAATTCAGCATATTGCAATCCACCTTGATAATCTGGTGTACTATAATAATACATTCCAGCTTTATAAGGTTTTACATACAATATCTCAATTGGTTGTGGAGATTTAGAAATACCAAATGCTGGTATTCTTAAAGGCTTCTCACTTGGTTTAATATTTGCCCAGTCTGGATGATAGTAATACGCTTGTACCTCTTTATCATCTTCTGAACATTTTTCTGCTCTTAATGTTTCAACTGGTAAATGATCAACCTTTTGAATTGTTTTTTTATCCTTTGAGTAAATAACTTGAATAGCACATTGGCCAGCTAACTTTAAATCGTATGATAACCTTCTAACAACATCTTTTTTAAATAAAGAAATCATTCTAGCATACGCTTCTGGTTTTCTTGAACTATCTGTTGCATCTAAACCTTTACCGTATATCATTTGAGAAATACCATTAATAGCAGCATTGTTTGTTGCTGAACCATTATACCTATCAATTAAAAATTGAAAGTAGTTGTTATCCGATCCAAACTCAACCCATTCTTTGTTTTTTGATTCAACAATCTCTGGAGATGTGTATGTAGATAAATTAACAAAACTAATTTTAGAATTTCCTTTAGTAGTGTTTGGTTTTCGATACTTGTTTATGTGTTTACTCATAATATTATAAAATCGTTATTACCGCTCTTTGATTTATACTGATCTTTATTTACAGTATAATGTTCGTTGTTAGATTGGTTTGTTGATTGTACTGTACAAAATATTTTATCTCTGTAAATGATTTTTTGAGTACTTGTCTGAATTACTTTTAAATCGTAAAACCTACCCTCTTTTAAATCAAAAACACTTGATAATTCTATATAATTGCCAACCTTTGTTGCAGTTGGTGTTATTGAAACAGATGTATTTGTACTATCATCTCTCAAATCCATTGAAACAGATGTAGAATATACTCTTGGTATAATCTTTATTGCTTGTGTACTTGAAGTTGGTAATAAATGTTTCATATATATATAATACTAAAACATTGTATTTTTATTTATTTAAAACAAAAAAAAAGGCAACCGATTAAGATTGCCCTTTTATAAAATTAAAATAAGTTAATTATGCGTTTGGATTTATTTTCGCAGTTGAAACTTGTGCAGTAATTATTGACTCTGCAACAAAGAAAGGAGGAGCAGTTTCCATACCTTCGAAAGTTAAAGTAAATCCACTTAAATCTCCCATTGCAGCACCAGATACAATTGTACCTCCAGTAACCTCTGCACCATTGTACAATCCAACTACATAGAATTTACCATTATAATCTTCAACAAAGACAATTGGTCTTTCAGAAGCTAAAATTTTGATTTCTTCTTGTGTTGCTTTATCCAATATTGGTAAAGTCAAGTTTAATGTTTGTGTATAGAACGTTGTTCCGTTCTCTCTTGAACTATTTATTGTAGTTTCTAAAGACGAGTTTCCTTTTAAATCGTATTGAAATAAATCTGGATCTCCACTTATTACAGTTAATTCTCCAGCTACAAAAGTTGTAGGTGTAAAAGAACCATAATCAGCAAAGTAAACTGCTTTCAAACCTCCAACATTATTTTTACATCCTAAATTTCTTCCAGATGATAATGATAAACAAGCCATTTGATATATGTTTTTTTAGTTATTAAAAAAGGGGTAAGCAGATCAACTACCTACCCCTTATTGTTATTATTTATTTATTATTAAGAGTAGAAAACTACATCTTCCAATACTGCAATTTGAACTCCAGCAGTATAACGTGCGATAAATCTCACATTTTTTGACCCATCTAAATCAGCCATATCTAAAACTTTGATTTCGTTATGGTCAGCAAGTAAGCCAGTTCCAAAGAATAAGTTAGATTTCAAAGTAGATACCATTGTATCATCAGCTAATCCATTTGCAGCAACAACTTTGATTCCATCGAAATACTGAACATCAATATCTTGATTGTTTCCTAAACCATTTACTCCATTTGCTCCAACTCCGTTAGCAGAAAATCCTCCTAATGCTCTTTTGTAAGCTCTAAAGATGTTTTGAGATACATAGATATATAGATCTTCAGATCCATATAAAGAAGAAGGTACTGCATCAGCCACCTTTCCTAATTCCGCGATTACGTTAGATGCATCAACTGTTGTTCCAGTGATGTCTTGACCAGCTGGTAAAGTAGCAGCAGTTAATAATGTAGAGAAACCATCAAATGTTCCAGCTCCAGCAGTTCCACTCCAGATGTCAGTTTCAGTTTGTGCAGCAATTTGTGCAGCCATTAATCCGATAAAGTAATCAGAAAAATTAGCTGGTAAATTATCATGTGCCGAGAACCCCATCGAAATCGCTTCCCAATCTGATTGGAAAGGAGTCTTACACAACTCTAAATTTACTTGTAATTCTTTTGGCTCAATAATTCTTTCAGTTAAAACAACAGCTCCAGCATCAGTGAAATCACAACTTGCGTTTGCGATAGCACCAGATAAACTAATTCTTTTTAAAACTTCTTTAAACTTTACATTTGGTTTAACCTCGATTAATCCATTTGCGATAGTGTTACCAGATAAAAGTGCAGCAGAAACATATTTTCCTGCAAATTCTCCAGCATAAGTACTAGTAATTGATAAACTCATTTTTTTATTTATTTAGTGTGTTAAAAATTCTATTAATTGTATTATTCTTACCTTTTTGAGAGTAAAGGTTTAACTCTTTCTTTTCTGTTAAGTTTTCTGGATTGTGAGAAATTCCTTCAACTTCTGGTTCAGCAGATAGTTCAACAGATACTTCTTCAACTTCTTTAACCTCTACTTTTGAAAGTTTCAATTCGTTGATTTCGTTTCTTAATTTTTCTATTTCAGAAAAGAACATTTCTTCTGTAATTGATTTTACAATCTTTTTAGGAGATGTAGTTTCATTTGATAACTCTTCTTCCTCTACTTCTTCTGATTTAGCTTCTTCCTCAACAGGTGCTTCTTCTTCTTCAGCTTGAGCTTCTTTAATCTCAGAAATAATACCCTCTTCTTCGATAACAATCATTTTACCTTCAGATTCATATTCTCCAACAGGTACAGCAACTCTCTCTTCGTCTGCAACGACAAATATTTCTGCACCAGCTTCAAATGATTCCGCTTCTAAAATAGCACCGTTATCAAGTTTCATTTGTTCTAGCTTTACTTCTATTCCAAGTAAAGTTCTAACTTTGTTTAATGTTTGATTTGTGTTCATGGTTATATAATAAAATTTAATATTAATTTTGCGTTTTCACTTTTAATTTTCATCATCATTGTTATAAATACTACCTATCCCTTGTTTCCAGTAATAAGGAGCATTACAATCTTTATCGTTATTTTGTCTACACTCAATAGAATACGTGTTCTTGCACTTACAATATACAGCTCTCATTATGATAATAGTTTTTTAAGTTCAGAAAGCTCTTCTAATTGCTTTAGTTTTCTTGATGCCCAATTAACACCAGCAGAACCACCCCAAGCATCCCACATTAAACCACCACATCCTTCTGAATAAGCTACATCCTTATGTTGTTGATGTCTCTTAAAAGAAGCCATTCGAGCTATAGTGTCTCTACTTATTGGCTCTCTATTAGCTAATTGATTTGCTCTGTTTTTACCAGTTGCTTCACCGCAAGATCCCCATCCATTTTCATCAACCCATTTTAATGCTCTCTTTGCATTATTCGTTGCACCTTGTGGATAATCCGTATATGATTCTAATTCTTCTTTTGCTAAATCTTCTTTTAGTTCTTCGTTTGGTCTTTCTAACTTATCAGCAAAATAACCCTCTATTGAGAATCCTTTTACTTTTCCAGTCTTAACATAATCATTCCAAATCTCATCATTCTCAACCTTAACAGAACCCATCCAAGTTCCAACTGGTACATCTAAACCATATAAAGCAGTCTTATCTTTTGCTTTATCTTCAACAATCCAGCTTTCAACTAATGTTAAATCTTCTAATTGTGCATCGTGTTCTAATGTTGAATTTGATTGATTACCATTCTGTAAATACATTTGAGATGCTTTTGCAACAGTCTTTTCTGAAAAGAATATATAGTATTCTTCTTCTCCGTTTCTTCTGTAAATTGGCTTCTTTGGTATTAATAAAGCACCCATTAACAAACGCTTCTCTTTACTTATTTCAGCAAGTTTTATTTCTTGATTATTTAACGCTATAAAGTCAGATTCAATTGCTGGATTCTCAACAACGCTAATTGCTTCTACTCCGATTGCTTCATCATCATCTAAAATAAGTTCTATCATTTTCATAATTATATAATAACTTTTAATTAATATTTTATATTTTCAAATACTTTTTTATCCTATTGAAGCACCCTTTACAATATTCCTATCCATTTCTTGTGCAGTTGTTACATCGTTTGAAACTACATAAGCTTGAACTGGTTGTTGAGATTGACTACCAATTGCCTCTGCTAACTGATTAGTATCACTTTGACCAACAACATTAAATGCTGGAGGTAATGAAGGTGCAGTAGGAGTAGCAACAGTACCAGCACCTCCACCGCCAGATGCGAATGATGGTGCAGCTGGTTCTTGTGATGCAGTAATTTTTTTAACGTTTGCAAATCCAGATGCTATAATTCCAGCAGCCCCAATGTAACCAAATATTCCTCCTTGTGCAAGTGCTTTATTTGCTCCAGAATAAGTATCTCTTATTGCTTGTGTAACCGCTAACGCTTTACCAAATTTACTATTACTACCTAATAAACCAGCAATAGCACCCAAAGATTGAAATACAGTTTTTTCTTTTTCTTTTGCAATCTGCTTATCTATTGTAACTCGCTTCTGACCATTTGCTTGTTCATACGCAGTTAGTTCATTTTGTGCTTCTTGAAAAGCAATAGTACCTTCTTTATATAAATCTCGTTTATCTTGTAATCGTTTTTTTTCTAAATTTGATTCTTCTTCATTTAATACTTTTTGTCGTTCTAATCTTGCAAGTTCGTTTTCTATTTGCTCTGCTTCAAATTGATTTTTATTAGCATTTAATTCTGCATCAGCTTCTTTTTGTGAATTTGTTAATTCTAAAGATTCTCTATCTAAAGCTAAAGCATTTGATTTTTGTTCTGATCTAATACCTTCAATCTGTGCTTCAACACCAGCCAATTCTCTTAACGCTTCTATTCTTGCAGTTTGAAACTCTACATTCTCTTTATCCTTTTTTAAGTTTGCATCTGCTAAAGCTAATTGCATTTGTGCTTGTGATAGCATTGCGGATTCAGCTGAATCTATTTTAATTAGTAACGCATCATTTGCTGCTTGACGTTCTTCAATAGATTTCGTTT